AAATGGATTCAAAAAGCAATCAAAAAACCCGGCGCTTTGCGTTCGGCGCTTGGCGTTAAGGGTGATAAACCCATCCCTGCTGGCAAATTAGCAAAAGCTGCTAAAGCTCCCGGCAAAATGGGGCAACGTGCGCGTCTAGCGCAAACTTTGAAGAAGATGAAGTAATGCCTAGCACATCAGCTAAACAACACCGCTTCATGGAAGCAATCGCGCACAACAAAGCTTTTGCGAAAAAAGTTGGTGTACCCCAGTCTGTAGGTAAAGATTTTGCTGCGGCTGACAAGGGCCGTAAATTTAAACAAGGAGGTTCTATGGAATCCAAAGCAATGGTTAAAAAAGAAGTTGGCTTTATGAAGAAAAAGGGCGCACCTGCTTCTATGATCAAACATGAAGCTGCCGAAATGGGGGCGATGAAAAAGGGCGGCATGATGCGCCCTAAGAAAGATATCGCTGCAGATCAAATGGCGATGGCTCCGTACAAAAAGGGCGGTGCTATGGCTCGTGGCGGTGGCATCGAGAGCAAAGGCAAAACTAAAGGCACCATGATTAAGATGGCTGCGGGTGGTTTTGTTCGCCAAGCGGATGGAATTGCGCAGCGCGGTAAAACTAAAACTATGCAAGTCAAGATGAACAAAGGCGGTTCTTGCTAATAAGGGGCTATCATGGCTAAAGCTGGATCAGCAGCCGCGCTTGCGGCATTAGGTGCGCTTGGCGCGATGGCGTTGCGTAAACGTGGGCGTGGGGGCGATGAAAACTTCAGTGAAATGGAGAATATTCCTGCTAAACAAGCGCCTGCAGCTTTACGCCCTCCTGTAGCTGCAACTGAAGTGGAGCCTTTCCAAGAGAATTCAGATGCTGTTGCTACGGCGCGGCTTGAAAGAGCGGTCCCTAGAGCTAAGTATGATGAAGGTGAACTAAGCGGTGGCAGAGCGCGTGCTCCTCGTAGTGCAGCGCCAGCCGCAGTTGACCGTGCGGCAGCTGAAGCTAATCGTATGGCAGGGGAATCATCTAGGCTTGCGTCTTTTGTTGCAGGGAGACGGGGGCCAGAGATATATCCAATGAAAAAAGGCGGGATGATTAAAGCTTCCAAACCTGCTGTTGGCAAGGCTTCTAAACGTGCCGACGGAATTGCGCAGCGCGGTAAAACTAAAGGGCGGTATCTGTAATGTTAGCCTCGCGCGGGATGGGGGCGATTGCCCCTTCCAAGATGCCCAAGGCTAGGACGGTCAAACGCAAGGATGACCCGAACGATGTCACCATGTACAAGAAGGGTGGCACGGTTAGTCACGTCAATGAAGCCGGTAACTATACCAAGCCGGGCATGCGCAAGAATATTTTCAATCGTATTAAAGCTGGTGGCAAGGGCGGGTCGCCGGGACAGTGGTCTGCACGTAAAGCTCAGATGTTAGCTGTGCAGTACAAGAAGTCCGGTGGGGGGTATAAGTGAGTGGACTCGCAAAATCTCAAGCCAGCCTCAAAGCGTGGACAGACCAAAAGTGGCGCACGAAAAGTGGTAAACCATCTACGCAAGGCAGCAAGGCAACGGGCGAAAGATACCTCCCAGAAGCCGCCATCAAAGCGCTCTCCCCGCAAGAGTACGCAGCCACAACCCGTGCTAAACGAGCCGGTAAAGCCGCAGGAAAGCAGTTTGTTGCACAGCCTAAAAACGTTGCTAAAAAAACTGCTGCGTATAGGAAATAAATAAATGGCCTACAAAACCACAGATACGTATGACTTTAACCTCGATCTAAACCAGATCGTTGAGGAAGCGTTTGAACGTTGTGGACAAGAATTGCGTTCGGGCTACGATCTTCGTACGGCGCGGCGGTCCTTGAATCTTCTGACAATGGAATGGGCTAATCGCGGCCTTAACATGTGGACAGTGGAACAAGGTCAAATTACCTTGGTGTATACATCGCCGACGCCTACGATTACCTACAATCTGCCTGTTGATACAGTGGATCTCTTGGATCACGTTATTCGTACAGGTACCGGGCAGAACCAAACCGACATCAATATCAGCCGGATCAGTGAATCAACCTACGCCATGATCCCCAACAAGAATGCTGTTGGGCGTCCGATTCAGGTCTGGATTCAACGCCGTTCTGGTGCTACAGATTCAACAGGACAAACCGTCCCGCCGCGTATCCACATCTGGCCTACGCCTGACGATAGTCAAACTTACACCTTTGTGTACTGGCGCTTGCGCCGTATGCAGGATGCTGGCAACGGTATCAATGGTCAGGATGTGCCGTTTCGCATGATGCCCGCGATGGTAGCTGGACTAGCTTTTAATTTGTCGATGAAGTTACCAAACGTAGACCCCACTCGTATTGCGATGCTTAAGGCTGAATATGCCGAGCAATGGGAAATGGCGGCGTCGGAAGACCGTGAAAAGGCACCGGATCGGTTTGTGCCGCGTGAGAGTTTCCTCCGCTAATCATGCCGAGCAGATTTTCATCCGGCAAGCATGCAATTGCAGAGTGCGACCGCTGCGGGTTTCGCTATAAGCTTTCGCAGCTAAAGAATTTGGTCATTAAGACCAAGAACGTCTCTATTAAAGTGTGCCCCACTTGTTGGGAGCCGGATCAGCCGCAGTTGTCGTTGGGTTTGTATCCAGTCAATGACCCACAGGCGGTGCGCGAACCAAGACCTGATGTGAGCTATGTGACTTCAGGTAACAACGGACTTCAGATTGACCCCACCGGAACCGGATATCTTGCTAACGGTACACCCGAGGGCGGTAGTAGAATCATACAGTGGGGATGGGCACCAGTTGGCGGTTCCCGATTGAATGATGATGGTCTAACGCCAAACAACTTGGTGCTTGGTATTTCGATAGGAACCGTAACCGTATCCGTTACTTAAGGAGCAAACAATGGACAAGAAACAAGTTAAACAGATTGCTGATGTCGAAGCAAAAAAAGAAGTGAAAGGCCACGAAAAGCGCTTACACGGCATGAAAAAAGGTGGCGTGACTTCGTTAGAGATGAAGAAGTACGGGCGTAACTTAGCTCGTGCAATGAATCAGAAGTCATCCGGTCGGGGTCGCTAATGAAAAAGAACGCTCAACCTAAATACAAACAGCCGCAGCCAAACAAGAATCCGTTGCCTGAAGGCGCGGGATATCCTGACACGGCAAAAACTTCGGGTATCAAAATCCGTGGTACGGGTGCGGCAACTAAAGGCGTAATGGCTCGCGGGCCAATGGCGTAAGGATTCATCGTGAACTACACGACGCTGTTCAGCACGATCAAGAGTTACCTTGAGAATGACTTCCCAACAACCACGTGGACTGACACGGCGGGTACAGGGACGACTTCGCTCACGGGTACTCAACAGATCAACACGTTCATCACTCAAGCTGAACAGCGTATTTTCAATACGGTGCAGTTCCCATCAATCCGCAAGAACGTTACAGGCACTGCAAGCACCGGTAATAAGTATTTATCGTGCCCCGGTGATTTCTTAGCGGTGTATTCGATTGCGGTGGTTGACGGTGACGGTGCGTATCATTACCTGCTAAACAAAGACGTTAACTTCATCCGCGAATCTTTCCCAACTACGGCAACAGCAGATCGTGATCTGCCGGGTTACTACGCACTGTTTGGTCCAACGACGACAAGCGGTGCTTCGCCTACGATCACGAATGAGTTGTCGTTTATTTTGGGGCCAACGCCAGATGCGTCATACACCGTTGAGCTTCATTACTTTTATTACCCTGAAAGCATTACAACTGCTTCATCTGGACAGTCTTGGCTTGGTGATAATTTTGATTCTGTTCTTCTGTACGGATCTTTGGTAGAGGGTTACACCTTTATGAAAGGTGATCAAGACTTGATTACTTTATATCAAGGTAAGTACGCAGAAGCGATGGCTCTTGCTAAACGTCTTGGCGATGGCATGGAGCGCGGTGATGCTTACCGTGACGGTCAATACCGGCAGAAAGTGACGTAATACTATGGCTTTTACCGGCAATTACGCGACGAATACGTATAAAAAC